TGATGGCGCTACTCCAAGTAGATCAACCTATTCTGCGCTTTTTGCTGTAATTGGAACAACGTATGGTGTTGGTAATGGCAGCACAACATTTACTCTTCCAAATCTTAAAGGAAGAGCAATTGTGGGTCGCGATCCATCTGACGGTGATACAACAGCTTTAAACTTTAGTTCTTTGGGTGCAGCGCGAGGCGCCAAAACGCACACTTTGTCAACATCAGAAATGCCAAGTCACGCTCACGGTCCAGGTACTTCTGTTGATAACGACGGAAATACTGACGGTAGATCTAGCAACCGCATAATTAATGCGCAAACGCAAAGTCCTGGTGATGGATGGGCAACAACTGGAACCGCCACATTGGGAGCAAGGGCTTCAACAGCAACGGCTCCTGTTGGGGGCAGCGGTGCTCACAATAACCTTCAACCATCATTGGTTCTTAACTACATTATTAAAACGTGATGGATATGACTGTTTACCCCACCGGATACGGAACAACAATGGTGGACATTGACACGCTTTTTACGCGTCACCACATTCACCGAATGCACCCAGAGTTTGCACGACGACTACGCAACTGGCTGATTGCACAGCAGGGACGAGTCGGGATCGGTGGATCGTGGCGTGACGTGCAACCAGATAAACCCGGATTTGCACCAGAAGGAAAGTCATTCCATCAGTCTCAGACGTTCCAGGGTGGCCGTATAGCCTTTGCAGCGGTCGATCTGGTACATGTGAGCCCTGTAGGAAAACACCGATCTCCAAAGTGGTCTGAGGTGCCCGTACAGGGCACACCAGAAGCCCGCACCTGGGGTGTCCACTGCAATGTGCCCAAAGAACCGTGGCATATGCAGCCAGTCGAGCTCGATGGGTTTGTTGGATGGGTAAACAATGGGCGTAGAGAGCTTTTGTTTAACTATTCGATTCCGAACGCTGACACCAACGTAATACCAGAAACTAATATAACGGCTGGTCCTGCGGTTGTATTTGCGTATCCTGGTCTACCGGTTGTGCGGGGATCTACAAATATTACTGCTGTCAAGCTAGTTCAAGCTGTTGTAGGAGCCAAACCTGACGGAGATTTTGGTCCTGCTACAGAGCGTCGAGTGAAAGCGTGGCAGAAAGAACGCAGTTTGCGTGCGGACGGGGTAGTGGGTCCGGTTACTTGGAAAGCAATGTTTGGATGAAAGGCATCTGATAATGGATTACACGACAAGTCTTAAGTTTACTTTGTTCAACCCGGCGTTTTTGAAGGACGCGTTCGAGCGTGCCGTAAAGACCGCGATGCAGGCTGCTGTGCTTGTGTTGGGTCAGTCTGCAACCGGAATTGATTTGATGGATGCAGACGTATTGACTGTTGCAGGTTTTGGTGCTGGCGGTTTTGTGCTGTCATTGGCAACTTCGATTGCTTCGGCTTTGTTTGCTGGTCGTATCTCGCCTGCGTCGCTGGTGAAAGACTCCGAGAAAATCTGACGTCATGGATTGGTGGGTTGCTCTGACTGTAGCAATTATTGGCGGCCCGCTTATGTGGTTTCTGGCCAGATTTGATCGCAACAATACGAAGCAACACAACAATAACATGCATGTGTTGCAACGAATTGAGGGTAAAGTCGATAATGTCGAAACCAAATTGGGTAAGGTAGACGACAGACTGAACAGTCACATTGACTGGCATCAACACCGCATACGACCACCTTGGTGGGGAGGACTCAATGGTAGGAATGTTCGAAGAAATAACGCAGGAAGCGGCGAAGAAAAAAGGGCCGTGTAAGTTCGGCGTTATACGACAGCAGCTCACAAAAGAAGATCAGGCTGGTTTAGATGATGCAATGGCGTCTGATATAACAACCAGCGCCATTCATCGTGTGCTAAAAAAACGCGATCTATTTGTGAGCGAACACGTAATTATGCGTCACCGACGAGCGGAGTGCACCTGTGTCGATCTCTGATGAATTCGAGAAGGAGGAGGAACTCGAGTCACCAAAGAGTCGGGTAGATGCAACTCGTGCTCGTCGGCAACGCGATGCAGCCGAGCAGCAGTTGATGATTGCGCTCGAGCGAGTGGAGGAATTAGAGCAAGCTTTAGGGTTTGTTGATGCAGTTAATGGCGCACAGTTAGAGCCGCCGAAATGGTTGGCTCCGAAAGCTTCGACTCGCAAGAAACATGCCACGCTTGCCCTCCTGTTGTCTGATACGCATTTTGATGAGGTCGTTCTAGCCGAAGAAGTTGGTGGGTTGAACGCCTACAACAGAACTATAGCGGAACAACGACTTCAAATGTGGACTGAAAACTCAGTCAAGATGGCGAAACATTATTTGTCTGGAGTTACTTATGACGGCGCTGTGGTCATGCTTGGTGGCGATATTTTTTCTGGTGATATTCATGAAGAGCTAGCTCAAACCAACGAAGACACGATACTTGGATCGTTGTTGCATTGGGCCGAACAAATATGTGCTGCACTTTTGATTATTGCAGACGAGTTTGGTTCGGTTCATGTGCCTTGCGTAGTCGGCAATCATGGTCGTATGAGTCGCAAGCCTCGCATGAAACTTCGTGCACGCACCAACTTTGATTGGCTGCTTGGGAAAATGGTTGAACGCCATCTTTCATCTGATAAACGATTTACTTTTCAAATCAGCGAGAACGCTGACACTCTTATACAGATCTACGGGCACGGCCATTTGCTTACTCACGGCGATCAGGTTTCGGGTGGCGGCGGCATTGGTGGTATTTGGCCGCCTATTATGCGTATGCGAGCACGTAAATCGCAGCGTGCGTTAGATATAGGACAGCCGTTTGAAACTTTATGGATGGGCCATTGGCATCAATATATATCAACACCTTATCTCATAGTTAATGGCAGTACTAAGGGTCTTGATGAATACGCATGGATTTCCAATTTTGGATATGAACCACCACAACAAGCACTTGCTATAGTCACGCCGGAACACAACATAACTGTGCAAGCTCCGGTGTTTTGTCAAGATCGAAAGAAAGAGAAATGGTAAAACTTGTTCTCGTCTGCTGGAAGGATGCACACGTACCCCCAGGATCGTGGATGCACCTCGACGAGCTCAAGGACGACGGATCCTACGACGTCAACACTCTCGGCTTTTTACTTGAACCAAACTTTGGAGGAAAAAAAAATCATGTAAGTATTTGCCAGTCTTGGGGCCAAGATGACTACATAGATAGTATTCTGCATATCCCCATCAAGATGGTCAAAAAAACCATCGTGCTTTACGAGGAAGCGAAAGAAATGCACAACCAAGATATCCAGTCAGCGGTCAGTTACCTCACACGAGTTACACCTCGAGGTGACGATGATCAACGTAGGCTGGTCAACTTGATTGAACGAATGCAAAGCTCTATTAGTAATGCAAACCGCAACGACGACCTTAAAGGCACGTTGCATGGACGTCAAAGATAATCTGATTCGTCTTTAAGATTAGTGACGCGGTAACGGGCTCCACCAAGGGGACTTAAACACATGTCGCACTTGCTGTAACTGAAATCAATGATGCCGTCAGACTCATGACCACACGCCAAACATGTGCCTTCTTCATATTCTTGATGGTCGTGGTCGCTGCATGTGTTGCCTACGAACTGTTGGCCTACCGTTGATTTGAGAAACGCTGCGCTGTCCCAATGCTCTGACAGAACTTCGTCAACGCCATAATGCACGGCAAGATAACACTCTGGGCAAACATACGTTTCATTTATACGAATAATCATTTCGTGTCCTCACACGTTTCGTTCCATGGTTGCCATCCACAACCGTACTCAAGTTCAGCTAAATCGAACAGCACTCTAGCAAAGAACAGATTCCAAAACGGATCAATCATATCTTCCATAGACAAATTCATTGATCGGACCTTGGTTTTCCACGAGTAGTCGTTTATCTGCATCAAACCCCAGTCACGACAACGACGCAGATCAGGGCGATCTGGCTCACCACACGCATCAGGCACACAACGAGACTCACGGTGCATAATAAACAACAGGCGCTCCAAATCATGTGATTGCCAACCTGTTTCTAACGCTTCATCAACATAAGCAAGACACATATCCTGTGCCACGATCGCTTCAAGATGCTCACTTTCAATGGGCATTGACGCCAACCAATGCAACTGGCTGGTGACAACTAACGCTAAAAGACTACTGAACATACTCCTCCTATCGGCAAGTCACAAGAACTAAAACAAGATCCCCTTTATAAAACATCGGCTCTCGAGTTGCCACATATTCCGGGGTGTCATCCGGCCAGAACCCGGCATCAGTTAATCCGTCGATAATCGGTTTAATAGTTGGGTAATAATTGTGCGGGTCTCTTCGTCTGTTTTGTGAAACTGGGAAAGCAAATTGAACAAGTGCTCTTCGACCTCCGGTGAGAGCTTGTGTTTCTTTGACTTTAGAGAGGCCAACGA